TTGTGATTATAGTCCCGTGGCCTGTAGAATCCTGTCCATATGATTGCGAACTAAACTGCAATTGATCTTTTCCATAAACACCTGACAATGGGTTTGCAATCATTAGATATTTATGCCCTTTTTGGTTTTTAACAGGTTGCACAGAAACTGCACTACCTGTTGTGGTAGCCGTTCCGTTCAGTGTAATAATGCCATCGTCAGAAAACGTAGCCTTTACACCTGCACCTGTGACTACAGCAGGCACTGGTTTAACCAACTGATTCCAAACAATTGACCTACCACCCACAGACTTCACACTCATCAACTTTGCCCCCGTAGGCACTGTCTTTGCGTATGCCGTATCACTATCAGTTTCAAACTTATGGGTGATACCCTGTCCTATATCATACAAAGCATCTACCCTACGTTTCATTTCCTTATCATTTAGTTTTATACTAGCTATATCAGCTGTATTCTCGGCAATCTTTCCAACAGCTGTTGTGTAGTCTTCAGGCAAACTGTCAGCCACCGCCTGTGCTGTCTGTGCGGCAGTTTCAGCGGCTGTTCTGTCTGTGGCGACCTTAGCGGCGTTTTCTGCCACTGTAGCCTTATCAGCTGTCACCTGCGTTGCCATATCGGTCACCGCCTGTCTGTCTGCCGCAGTGCTGTCAGCACAGGTCTTAGCGGTTTTGGCATACCCTGCAGTTATTGTCTTATCAGCTTCAGTCTGCTGTGCTGATGCAGACGCCTGCGCTGCGGATATCTTAGCAGCGTTCTGTGCAGTGACCGCCTCAGCACGTGCGGTTTCTGCGCCCTGCCTTGCAGTGTCTGCCTGCGTTGCGGACGTTTCAGCCGCTGTCTTTGCGGTTTCGGCACGTTCAGCCGCCTGCGTTGCCGTGTCGGCTGACAATCCTGCGTTTGTGGCAGATTTTTTTGCATTTTCAGCCGCTGTTGTCGCTGTTTCTGCGGCGGTGACAGCTGTCTGCATATCTGCGCGCACCTGCCTGCCTATGGCGTCTATGCGGTCCAGTGCGTCCATAGCCACGTCAGGTGACGGCACGGCAACATCGCCGATAGCTGCACCGATACGCAGGCGGAAAATTCGTGATTTTTTAACTAATATATACTCATCACCTGACAGTTTTTTCGCACATATTTGACAGCTGACTGTCTGCGCTGACCGCAGTATATCTGCTGTTGGCGTCCACTGTCCGCCTGTGATATCGATCTCGTAGGCAGTGCCGTCGCCATAGTCGATAGTCAGCACATAGCGGTCTGCACCGTCTACTGTCAGCCCTTCGACAGACACAGGTCTAGCATTCGTTTCACCGACATAACCCAGTAGGGCTGTTGATGTCATTGCGTTATAATTTTCGTCTAGTCTGATTACCATTGTTTTGCACCCCCTATACGATTGCTATGTAGTCTATGCTGTACGTTCCTGCAGGCACATTGACAGTGGTTGCGCCATTGCTAGGACCCATGCAGACCACTGCAAAATATGCGCCCTTGTACACCTGCACATGGGTGCAGTAGTTCTGAAATGGGCTAGGTGTGCCGATATCCCTCAGCGACACGCATATCTGTTTTGGCACAAAGTCCAAATTCAGCGGTATTTGTACGCTTGGCGCAGCCTTTTCCAGTGTGTATTCAATTGTACCGCTTTTGATTTTATTCTGATTCAGGTCATTTACTGCCTGTTCTGTTGCCGTTAGTGCGTCAACCAACGCCTGGCGAACGTCACGGCCGTAAAATGCGTTTCTGACAGTTTCGATTGCCGCTGCCAAATCAACATTATTTGCCATTTTATTCCTCCTAGTCTAGTGTGTGGTTTTTGGTGGTGATACTGTTGCACATAATATCACCTGTCTTGCCGTAGCACTGTATTGCGGTTTTTTCATTTTCGTTATACAAATACATCGCCCTGTTATTGGTATCAACTGTAAACACCTTTTTACCGCTGTCTGTGTACGTTGAAATATTACCACTATTTGTATCTAGTGAAAATTTTAATTCGTTATTCCAATAGCCTGACATAGCGCCAGCCTGCAGGACGATATGACCGCCGATTGTGCTGTTGTCAATGCGTATCTCCAGCGGACTGACTTTCAGCGTCCATTCATTATGGGATAGCTGAATTACACTGGTATTCTGGCTAGACGTTTTTATATTTATCGTTCCACCTGTGATAGTTGCTGATTTTGACGACAGTTTGTTAGCGACCACGTTTCCGTTCTCGTCCACTTTGAACGTTCCGCTGCCGTTGTTGATTTTCAACCCTGTCAGGGTCAGGGCGGTTATAAAACTAGCCACCAAATTTCCGTCGATAGTCCATGCATTTGTGTACGGTCCGTCTTTTGCAGAACCGCCGTCTGATGATTTCCAAAAACCTAACCCATTTTTGTTTAGCTGAATGCAGGATTTACAGGTATTTATATCAGCCGTATCCATAATCAAAATACGCTGAGGCTTCTCGGACGGGTCAAGAATAACGTGTCCACCCTCTGCACCTGTAATCAGTTTTGTGGCATTTTCAATTTTGCTGTCTATGACCTGTCTGTTTCTGAATTCACTATTATCAATAGCGACCTGTAGACTTTTGGTTTTGGCGGTCATGAACCCTGTCATGGTTTCAAATTTGTCACCAAATGTCAGTTCGGATTGCTCAGGGCTGTCAAGGTTTATAGTGATACCCACAATACGCAAATCTTCGTCAATCCCCATGAGAGGGTTGACCACACGATACCAGCACCCTAGCTCAAACTGTTCAAAATTCATGTCAATTGTTGACAAATCAACCGCAGTTATTTTATACTGCTTTTTGGCTTTGTTCGCACTTTTCAGGAATGCTGTAGCTTTTGTCTTCAAAATTGACGCCTGTGTTACGTCGTCCCACGTCTGTGTACCGCTGATTACGCCATACTTAGCGACCAACGCACTATCTTCGATATAGTCTTTGCCGCCGTTCACGCTGCCAATCGTCAGCCTTCTCTCACTGTCGGTCAACTTTGCACCTAACGGATATAGCCGTGTAATAATGCTCGTTTCGTCAACTTCACGGCTAATGGTTTTGAGATTTACCGCCAACTCTATTTTTGTGTCTGTGCCGTGTCCGATATGTTCCAGATAGTCTATATACACTTTGCCGTCTTGGTCTCTCAGTTGTATCTCACCGCCGAATTTTCCAACCAGTTGTTCAGATATTGCGTCCATAGTCGATACCCAGTTGACAGAATATGTGTAATTATTTTCAGCCGTTACAGTGACTTGTCCGACCGATATTTTTTTATCATCACCGACCTGCGCATTGTGTTTGGAAATGAACGATGCTAACACTGTCCGAATACCTACCATTTTGTATTCTGTATATGGCTGAACGCTGTCATATAGCCAGCCTAAACGCCCTTCACAGGTGACAGATTTACAAATCAACCCTTGCTCGTCCATACTGTCAGGGCATTTCAGCACACGTCCGATAAAAATATCTTTGCCTGTGCTATCGTCTGTGACAGTAACCGATGTTGTCAGCGGTTTCAATTTGTCATATCCTGCATTGTCGGGGTATATGGTAAACGTGAAACTGTCAACGGCATTGACAGCCTTGACGATTTTTCCACCCGAAATGCGGTCAAGATTATCACTATGTATCGTGGTTTTTTCAGTACCATTTGTGATAGTGACAGTGTGCATTATAACACCTCCTCGTGCAGGCTCAGCGTGAGCGACCCGAAGCCATACGCTGACAAAGTGTTCAAACCCGGCTGTAAAATCAGTTCGTCCATATCGAATGGTTTTTCTGTTGGTCTGTATACCTTTTCAAAAATATCAACGCTGTTATTTTGAAAATGTGTGAATCCCACCTTATCGACATCATCAGCAGACCGCCTATATATCAGACGTGGTTTTATCGGCACGTCCGAATACAAATAGACTTTCAGAACGCCCATAGGGGCGTGCGGAGCCATTTCAACAGCCGTCAACGTCATGTCCGTAAGATTTAGATAGTCGTTTTCAAAACTGAAATCGTCAAAACCCTTGTCTGAAAAATCATCAGATATCTTATACGGCTGTGCCTTGAACGTTGCCGTTACCTCAACATGATAGCCCTTTTCACTTTCGGCACAGCTAATTGCTCTTGCCTTATAATGGTAAATTTCAGCATCGTCATATAAATCACATTCGCCAGCCGACAAAATCCAGTTTTCAAAATCTGCCACTGTTTTCCGCAGGGCGGTTTTCGGGCAGTCCATAAATACGAATTTATAGGTCAGCGTTCGTGTATCATAGGTAGGTTTACCGCCATTCTGATATGTGAAACATATGTCGCCATTGCGGTATGGTATAGTAGCCGATATATCCCTAATACTTGGCGGCGGCGTACTGCGTGATGTCAGCAACGCTCCAAAATCGGTATAGGAATTTTTGCCATTTATCGTTATACTAGACATTGTCAGCCACCCTCCTAGCATTTAGATTGATTTTTTCAGCCATAGCAACGTCCATGTATGGTGCTGTCACTGTGGCAAAACGTTTTCCGTCAATGTTCATAACCACTGTCAGATCACCGCTCTTGCCGTGTTGTGTGGTGCTGTCGGCTTCGGTTGATATCTTGTCAGTCGTTTTTCTTGTGGTTTGCCTGCCTATCATGACAGGATCCATTTCAGCCGATACGCCTGCAACGCTGTCAACAATAGCCTGTGCCTCGTCCACTGGTTCGTCCGCAGTGTCTTCCATACCGACCGCAATACCAGACGGCAGATACTGACCGACCTTTTTCGCCATAACCCTTGACGGGGAATGAATGTCAAAAAAATCGCAAAATCCGTCTATAATGGCGCTACCTACGTCTTGCACTACGCTCCAAATTCCACTAACCGCAGAAACTAATCCGTTTAAAATGCCTTTGAGGATATTTGCGCCCAAGTCCAGCCAATCAACTTCCTTGAAGCCGTCTATGATAGCACCGATTATTTCGGGCAGTGCGTTTATAATATCAGGTATAGCGTCAGGTAGTCCCTTCGCCAGTGCGACTATCAATTCCATACCTGCCTTGACCAGCGCAGGCAGATTTTCTGTTAATGAATCTGTTATAACAGGTATCAACGCTATTATTGCGTTAATCAAATCGGGTGTGCATTCGGTCAGACCTGTTATCAATCCTGTTAATAGCTGGAAACCGCCCTCAATGATTGCAGGCAGATTTTCAATCAACGTGTCAGTTATTTGTTTTATCAAACTAGGCAACATTGGCATTAACTGTTTGATAACGTCATTTAGTCCGTCAATCAGGCCTAAAAACAGTGTGATTGCGCCCTGCACCAGTTCAGGCACTAGCGTAGGAATAGTTGAAACCAGTGCATTTATCAATCCAAAAAAGCCGTTAAGCAGTGACGGCAGAATGGAGTTGATTAGTGACGGCGCTGATTGTGCTAGTGATTGAATGATAGATGTTAAAACTGTGGTTGCCGCTGTGATTAGTGTAGGTGCGTTTTCGGCTAGCGTTTCTGACGCAGAACTGAACAACCCAGATATAACAATCGGGATTTGTTCGGTCAAGCCGTCAAGACCGCCACTGTCATATGCGTCTAGCAAACTAGAAACGCCGTCAAACAGTTGGGTAAAACCACCTGACAATTTCTGAACAGCTGGTAACGATTTTGTCAGAAAATCTGCCGCCATTCCCTTTGCACCAGCCATAACAGGCGTGAATGCAGTTCCCAAAGACGCAAGGGCGTCCTGCAATTCAAAACTAGCACGTTCATAGTCCAGCGTTGATTTATTTGCTGATTGGTATTCGTCATTGATTTCCGACAGACCCGAATTTGCCAGCCAATCAAGGGCATACTGTTGACGTTCTGCCTCTGACGTGCAGTTCTGTAGACCCGCATTAAAATCGTCAACGCTATCACCCATACGCCCGATAAGCTCTGAAAACTGACCTGTCGCAGCACCTGTGGCAAGGGTTTCCTGCAAGCTGTCTGAAAGGCTCTCAATCTTCAAAGTGTCAGGAAATTTTTCAACCGCTCCGCTGAGTGCATTTATAGCAGGCGTCATTTGTTCATCGCTGAAACCGACAGCCATAAGGTTTGACAACGCTTCAATACTTGAATCGGACTCGCCTGTGATAGCCACCAAATCTTGCATTTTTGATTTCATAAAATCAAAATCGTTGCCGCTGGTTTCGGCGTTTGTTTTCAATTTGGTCATATCACTGTTCCATTCACGGCTAGTTTCGACGTTTGCCGCAAGCGCCGTTGTTACAGCCGCAAGACCAACACCTATGGTCTGCGTGTATTTTTTGAACCCATCAGCCGCCTTGCCTATCATAGCCGTGTCTATCTTGCCCAGCGTTGCCGTGAACTTTACGGCTTTGCCTGTCGCACCGCCTATGACAGACCCGACTTTTTCGACTTTCTTTATGACAGGTTCGACCTTGTCTTTGGCTTCCTTAAATGCCGTGCCGATAACGTGAATGTTTTTCTTTTCGTCTTTCAGACTTGACAGCTTTGACTTTGTTGTTTCCAATTCTCGCTGAAACGCGCGATACTGTCCTGCGTCTATCTCGCCCTTTTTATACTGTGCTGTGACCTGCGATTGCGCTTCTTTTAGCACGTCCAGTTTTGATTTCGTCTCTTTGATACTATCCTTTAACAGGTCTTGCTTTTGCTTGACCAGTGTGACGTTGTTCGGGTCTAGCTTTAGTGCTTTGTCGACCGCTTTCAGCTCGCTCTCCAACTCACGGCTCTTTTTGTTCGTTTCTTTCAGCGCCTTGTCAAGACCTGTGGTGTCGCCGCCTATCTTGATAGTAATGCCCTTTATGCTACTTTTTGCCACCTATCATTACCCCCTTTCCGAAATTTTCTCGCAAAGCCTGTCGGTCAGGCTTCGTCAGGGTCAGCCTATATGCGTTGTCTAGGTACTCTTGACCGCTCTCGCTCTGCCTGAGCCGTGCAATAAATGCGTCACGGCGTATCAACAGATAGTCATAGTAGTCCATATCATCAACATCATATAGCGATATACCCATATAGTCCGCAACCAGTTTTTCCCACGTTGAGGAAATCTCATATTTCTCCCCCTCCCTATCCTGCGGTGGATAGTAGGGGAGTGCTAGTTTTTTGAATTTTTGATTTCTAGCAGATAGTCGATATATGTGCGGTAGAACATCTGAATGTCATAGATATCCCAATCAGCCAGTGTCTCAGCCGTTATCGGTATCTTTGCGATGTTGTGTGACATCAACCTTGCGCACATCTCGATCGCTTCGTCCAACTTGTTACCGCCTAACTTTGCGGATATTTCTCCAAACGCTTCAATTTCGCCCTTTGTGGGTGGCATGACAAAAATCGTGGTATGCTTTTCATCAGCCAGCTCAATGCGCAGGCTAGGTTTTTGCATTTTGTTAAAATTCAACGTCTTTGGCATTTTTACACCTCCAAAAAAACAGCCCACTGAAAATCTCAGCAGGCTGTGTATTTGTGTTGCTTATGTGGCACTTATTGACTTGTCCTCTTCGATGTAGGTGATCAGTGTTCCTTCGCTGTCGCTTGGCAGTGCCTTGAACTCAGCGTCAATAACGCTTTCCTTGTCCTTTGCGAACGCCAGTTCGATGCCGCTCTGGTTGTTGCCCACGATCATAACCCATATATCTCCGTCAACTGCGTCAACGTGGCGGAAACACAGAACATACTTCTTGCGACGCATATTTTTCAGACCGCCAATTTTGACAGTTCTACGTTTCTTGCTGGTATCTTCTGTTACTCTTGCGGTATCGCAGAGAACGTCAAGGGTATTGCCGTTGAATACCATGATACCAGTTTTCAGCGTAGCCTCTTCCTCTGTGATGATTGTCTTCTGATGTGTGCCATCATCATCACTTGCGGTGTAGAATGTCGGCTTATAGGACAGGGTTGCGCCGCCCTGAATATAACCCAGCACATTGGCTTCGGTGCAGATAGTATCAACATCAGGTATTGTTTCATCGTTGAAATCCTGATAGTAGATATAACCGCTTCCCAAGATGATGTTACTTGGGGCTTTCTTTGTCTCAGCCATTTTAATTCCTCCTTATTTCAAATAATTGGTAAATGAATATCTTATCTGATACTCCTTGCTGTCCTCAATCCAGCTTTCAGACTTTTCTAAATCAAAATCTGCAAACTGCTTTTCAACAGCCGTTTCTAATTCAACGTCAATTTTCCTAGTGTACAATTCAATGACTATCGTCTGCTCTCGCAGGCTTGCGGGGTGCATATCGTCTCCGCTGTCTATGGTGCTTTCACGATAGAACACACAGTATGGCGTTTTCATTTCATCACGTGATGAATAGTATGCGACCTTGTCTTTCAGTTCGTCGATAGCCGTTAATCGTGAACGTATATCAGCCAATGTCAAATTCATTTCTTCAACCTCGTTTCTATCAGCTCAGGCAGTGCCTTTTGTGCATACTCCTCAACAGGTTTGATATGCACAAATGCTTTTACTCTGCCCTTACCGCCTTTTTTTGCGTGACCATGCTCCAGCAAATGTGTCAGATAGTAGTATTTTTTGTTTCGCACAACAACACGTTTGTTGCCCGACTTAGCGTATACTGTTTCGGCTTTCCAGCTTTCGGCATACTTGCCTGTCCGACGTGGTGATGTGGTTTTCAGCTTTTCGACACACTGGTCTGCAACCTCGTCGATACAGCCGTCAACTATTTTTGCGGTTTCTTCGCTGTATTCTTTCAGGTCATCAGCGACCTGTTTTGCCAGTTTGCTGACATCAATTTCAACCGATTTCATCAGCAATCACCGCCAAAACGTTCAGCCGTCAGTTCAATGGCTGTTCCTGCGACATATGTGCGTATGATACGATATTCCCGACCGTTATAAAATAGCATATCCTCATCATCATAGTCATAGTAATCTGCCATATTGATTTTCAGCGTGGGTTGAAACCCTGCCTGTGCGGCACTGTAAAATTCAGAACGTGAAACTGATGATACCTGACAGAACACTTCTTTGGCGTTCTCCCAGTCAACGACCTTTTCTTGATTTCCTATTTCGTCTGAAACTATCTTTGCTTTGGCAATTTTTACAACATCATTGAACATTGTTAAATCCCCTCCGTGTAGTCTTCGTTCAGGCTTAGTGCGTCTCGCAAACGCTCGTAGTTCTTGCGGAAATCTTCACCTTTGCCATTGAAATCATATTGCCATTTGACATAGTTTTCGATAGCCTTTTTCAGAATTGCACTGCAATCATCAGCGTCAAAGGGAACGAAAACGCCCACACGCTTCAAATCTTCCATGCAGGCGTCAACGTTTGACATAATGTCGCTATCTAGCTTGTTGTGCGATATCCTCAGCGAATTTTTCAAACTTTCTAGCATTCGTTATGCCCCCTTTTTTGTCATGATTACTTGCTTTTCTTGGTCAGCGTTACAAGGCTGTTCTTGTCGATGACCTTGCCGTCTACCAGCATAACAGCCTTTGTTACCTGGTCTTCGGTGTCATTATCCTCATATCTTTTGACTGTCATCTGGAGATTTGTGTTGAGGATATAGTCCTCAGGGCGGAAGAAGAATGCAACGATTGTATCAGCCGATACAGTGTCTGCATAAGCGTCGATATCGTCAGAGAACACAACAGGTGTGCCTAGAACTGACGGCTGCATATCTCCGTTAAGGCCATAGTTGACCCTAGCAATAGGCTGTCCGTTTGTATCCGTCAGTGCCTGAATGTCGCAGAATGTTGCATAGTTCATGAACATCTTAACGCCTGCTCTGTAGCCTGACGGAATTTTCTTCTTCATATCCCACAAGGTATTGTATGTAATTCCGCTTGCCAGTGCAACGTCCACGTTCTGACCGCTGACAACAGTTTCCTTTGTGATGCCCTTCGGCTTGCCTGAACCATCACCCTTGATGATTGCTGTTTCGATAGCAGCGATCATTGCGTCGGCTACCTGATTAGCAAATACTGTCTCAAAGAAATCAAGAGATACTACCGAAACTTCAAGCGACATGGAGATAGCACATCTCAGCTTGTAGTAGCTGAAAGTGATTGAGCCTGTGGACTTCTTCTGTGTGTCAGAGCTTGCACCCTCAGCGACCCATGTTGCAACTGGCTTGGCGCTTGATGTAGGGATTGTCACGCCACCCTTGATATTTGTCTTTGTGACAAGGGCATAGATCTGTCCGTGTTCCTCCAGCTTCTCAACGATTCTCTGCATGGTTGTTGACGGAATAACAGCCGCAACGTCAGTGGTCTTTGTGGACTGTGCCTCGTTCGCAAACTTCGCAGGGATTGGTGTACCCTCGAGAACGTTGTGCATAAATGCAGTTCTGTACTCTATGCTGTCATAGATGTTTGATGTGTGTGTGATCGCATTCTCGCTCATCTTGTTTTCATTCCTTTCAATGATATTTTTCATGGTATCTGACGCATGGTCCTTTGTCATGGCGTTCAGATTTGCCTGTGTCTTTGCCGCTTTTTCAGCGTCATTCATCAGCTTTTCAGCTTCCTCAAAATTGCCTTCGTCGATGAGGACCTGAGCCTTGTCAAGCATTTCCTGTCTTGTCATTTTTATAACCCTCCTTTAGCTTATCCAGCCTTGCCTGTGCTGTTATCTTTTTATCAGCACGTTCAGCTTTCATTCTTTCGATTACGTTCTGTGGTATGATATCGCAGTAGGCCGCCACAAGCTGTGACTTGGCGTTCTTGTTTCCTGCGATTTCGTCTATCAATCCCAGTCCGACCGCTTCATCAGCCGTCAACCATGTTTCCTTGTCCATGATTTCTAACGCCTTTTCTTTTGCCATGCCCGATTTTGTTATGTAGGCATTTGCAATGGTTTCATTGGCTTTTTGCAAAATCTCTGACATTTTGTCCATGTCATGGTAATCACCTCTTGTCGCTGATGATACGTTATGCACCATAATTTGTGCCGTCGGTGATATATCTGACTTGCCTGCACACGCTATCACGCTTGCCGCACTTGCCGCCAGACCAACAACGTGTATTTTGACGTCGCCTGAATATTCACGGATTGCCGAATAGATTTCGGACGCCGCAAAAATATCACCACCGCCAGAGTTGATGTCAACCTCCAACAGCTCGCCTTTTTCAGCCGCCGCAGTTATACCCTTTGAAACCTTTGCAGGAGAAGTGGCGTCAATGTCGAAAAGGTCATAGATCCACTGGTCATCATTCGGAATGATAGTACCTTTGACGTTAATTTTCATCATTTTCACCTCCCTCACCGCTGTCTATCTTTGCCGTGTCTAGTCTGACATAGTACTGATCGCCCGAAGGAATGTCAGCCAGATTGAACACGCTTCGGATTTCGTTTGCGTTCATAATGCCTCTGTCGAAAAACTGCACCAGATTCAGCTTGGTTGACATTGACGCAGTACTCAGATTGAACGCTTCAAAAACTATCTTATTGCCATACCCTCTTTCGATACGGCTGAATAGTTTTCGTGTGAATTCGCCAGCCAGTTCCATTACCACTGGTTCTATCTCCGATTCGTAGTAGGCGTTGTATTGGTCTTCGGTGTAGTTCGACTGCACGATATTTGCGTTTGTGTTAAACAGCGAATAAATTCTCTGTGTGGTTTTTTCCATGACCGATGAATTCGGTACATAGTCTTTTGCGTCAACTTGCTTTGCGTCAGCTTTGCTGTCGACCGCCGCAACACCTGTGCCGTTCTGAACGCTCATGAACTGCTCGCTGAACTCCTGCGCTTGCTTTTTCAAATCTTCAGGGCGCAGGGAACTAGTGAACTTCAACAGCCAGCGAATAATTGACGAATTTTTAATAGCCTTGACAATGCCCTGATCTGTAGTTGTTACGATTTCCATTAGTGGCGTCAGCGTTTCGCTCAGCCGTTCGCCGAAAATATCGTCCTTGTAAAAATCGCTACGCAAATGAATGATATCTGCATACGGAAACGTATATCTTTGACCATTGAAAAATGTGAATTTCAAATACAAATCGTTGCCGATATATACGCATTCCGCACTGTCAGCAGGAATAGGATATAGTTCAGTAGGATAGCCGTTGCCGTCACGAATAATCAAGATAAATGCGTTGTTGTTCAAACACAACTGCGTTGCGACTTTTTCCAACATTTTCTGCATTGTCATGAACTCATTAGGTTCTTCCAACAACATTCGCATATATGGTTCAGGGTTTATCTCGATACTGCCGTCACCATTTCGACTATATGATTTTCTGATATGCTTTGCAGTCAGTTTTCCAATAGCCTTGACCTTTGGGCGAATGCAGGCACGCACCAAGTCCGACCGATAAACATTACCGTCCCAGCCATAGTAGCCGTTGCCGATTTCCGTCATCATCTTATATCGGGTCACTACCTGTGACCTGTTTTTAAAACGATTTATCAGACCCATTTTTTTCACCCCTTTCTGCCTGTAGTTGTTTATCATGGGAACATTCCCGACAAGTGAAATTCCTTAAAACATTTCCATGATTCTTTTTCTTGATAAACCTCATCATATCTTGCCTGAATGCCGTCAAGTGTCATAGCTATTTCTTGCTGATATTTCACTTCGGGATAGTACGTAACTTGCATGAATTTGAAAATCTCAGGATTAATATTCATTCCGCTCTGATATCGTGCCAAAAACGCTTCCATTTCATATTCCAAGATATAGAAAAGATATCTTGTTCCCATGCTCTTGTCTTTGGGTTGAAATACGCCGTACTTGGTTTCCAGCTCTGAGTTCTCGCAAAGATATCTTACTTTTCCGTCCGTAGCGGATAGCTGAATATAGACAGTGCCAGCTTCGTACACTTTGCCTTTTTTCACACGTTCAAATGTCACAATGTCAAGCAGTGGTTTGCGTTCCTTCTTGGCATGGGAAAGAATGTAGTCCGTGCGGTTTTCAAGATTTTTCATTTCAAGCCATGTTGCCATGGTTTCACCGACAATGTCTTGCTCAGTGAAGAATTTCAAAAAATCGTCCTTGACCTGATTATATTCATCATCACCGCAGAGGTCTTTCAGCGTTGCCATAAGGTCATTCGTTGCCTTACGCACTTCAAGTTCACTTTGTATCAGCTCTTTGCAGAGGTCTTTCAAAGACGGAAGTTCTTCCTTTTCAAACGTGTCAACATAGCGTGGAATGTTCAAATTGTAGTCATTCTTAGCAATTTCCTCATAGCTTGCCACGTTTGAGAATTTTTCAACAACACTGCGGCTGTGATATGTATCGGCTATTTTCTGAATGTGCTCATCCGTCATGACGTTCTGCTTGCCGTGCTTTTCAAAAAGCTTTTCGGCACTGATAAACAAAATGTCTCTCGTTTGCTTGTTCTTGTTGAAGACGATAACATTGACAGGTATGCAGGTATTCAAAAACATATTTTCAGGCAATGAAATAACTGCGTCTATCAAATTATTCTCTATGAGTTGTTTGCGGATCCTACCCTCTGCGTTTCCTCGAAAGAGGACACCTGCAGGCAGGATATAAAATGCCTTGCCTACGTCTGACAGCCGTGATAAGCCGTCAAGTACAAATGCATAGTCGCTAGCTTTAGCAGGCGCAAGGTCATAGTCCTCAAAGCGTGGGTCTGACTTTGGCTCCCATTTCAACGAATAAGGTGGGTTTGATATAACAACGTCCGTTGCATTTTCCTCATATGTGTCAGCAACTTCTATGTTGCTAAACTCATCCGATTTACTCAGCTTATAAACTTTCTGCACTTCGTTGAGCAGGACGTTTTTTTGCAGAACCACAGCATTCTTATTTCTCAGCGCAAGGTTGAGAAGTAGCACAGGGATACTCATCTGCGACAATTCTTCGCATTGAAAGAAATTATCTCTATCCATTCCGACTGACAACGCTCCAGTTCCTGCACATATATCGATTATCTTTTCTGACTTTGGCGCCAGCTTGGAAATCAGCTTGCACAGACAATCGGGTGTATAATCCTGTTTTAGATTACTGCGGTTTGCGTTATTCTCTTGAAAATAGTCACGCAGGCAATCGTTATTGCCGTTGAAACCTTGCTTGACAAATTCCTTACACAGCTTGTCTTTTTCAACTTTGTCAAGAAGTTTAGCAAGAAGCACCTGCGGAAGTTCAAAACTTTCTTTTATGCCAAATAGATTGTTAATTACTTCGGTTGTCACTTTTATCTCCTTATATTAAACTCTCAAATTCTTCCTGCCGATTATAATAGACCACATATGCGTCTAGTAGTGCCGCAAGCCCGTCTATTCTCTGCGTTCGGTCAGATTTCTTACACGGCTGAATGTTGCCGTTGACGTCTGTCTTGACAGCCACATTCAGAAAACACCATTTGTCAATCGGATTGTTGTCGTAAACAATGTTGTGTCGCTGAAACTCGGCTTTCAAATTCTTCATCGGGTCAGACAGCGTTATAACGCCCTGACGCACAGGTACTAAAACGCCCTTGCCAAACTCTTCTTCAAACGCTTTTATCAGCTCGTCCGAAACGTGCCATGGGTCATAGCCAATAGCCAGAGGATAGATGTCTTCTTTATCCCTCAATTCCAAAAACCAGTCTAGGATGACACGCTTGTTGACTTTGTTTCCCTCGCACGTCCTCAGCAGACCTTGTGATTTCCATAGTTCATATGGCACACTATCTCGTCCACGTCTGTCACCTTTTTCAGCGTCAGCGTCAAGGACGGCTTGCGGTATCCAGTACATAGATTTTACATACAACCTATCATCATCAGGCTTTTTGCAGATAGCCTTTGCGGCATTCAGGTCTATATAATCAGCAGCGTCAAAACCACCGATGAAATATCTGAACGGATAGTCCGTGATAGGTTCTTCATTGTTCAGCTCGTCCCATCTCAGCCAACCGCTTTCGGTATTCTGTGGAAGGTTGAAATCCTTTACCATAACTGTTGCCTTGAAGCTAGGATCGTCTTTGGCTTTCTGCACCATTTGGCGCAGATAGTCGGTTGATTTTATCGTGCCCAGCCCAGGATTTGCTTTTATCCAACATTCTTCCTTGTCCCATTCGTCGGGACTATCCAACTCATAGATAAACGGCAGAAACCTGTTATTATTTTCCGTCAGCCGTCCATATAGCAAATTATTTGCATACTCGTATTGGGCGTCAAAAATGCCGCCACGGACGAAGCCGTTTGTTGTAATGCAAAATAAAATGGGCTGCTGTCTAGCGCCCATTGCTTGTTTTATCAAATCATATAGATCTCGATTTTTAATCGCCGCCAATTCGTCGATAACACCGCAGTGAACGTCCAAACCGTCAAGGCTGTTTGAGTTGCTCGCAAGGGCTTTTATAAATCCCATGTTCAATGGGAAGTACAAATCGGCTGCACGTTTGCGAATATGCTTGCTCAGCAATGGCGATTGTTTTATCATTTTATAGCAGGCGTTGAACCCTAGCTTTGCCTGATCTAGCATTGTGGCGATATTATATATCTGCGGTGAGCCCTCTCCGTCATTGACTAGCATATCATTTTCGACCGCCGCAGTTTCCGTTGTCTTGCCGTTCTTTCGGCCTTCGATTATCAAACATTCGTTATACTGGCGCAGGTTGTTATCATCAACGAAACCGAATAATGCTTGCAGTCTTGCTTTTTGAAACAACTCCAATTTCAACGGCTGACCTAGTTTTCCAGACGGCTGTTTACAGAATTTTTCGATGAAGTCCGTGTGCCGTGTTGCAATAGCTTCGTCAAAATGAAATTCATCAGGGCTTGCAAATCTGTTCAGCAGCATTTCCGAAACCTTTTTCATTTTCTCACACGCAACGATATTTCCGTCATAAATGCCAGTAAAATATTTTTCAAACTCCGTCAACGCTTTGCACCGCCTAGGAATTCCAACAGCTCGTCACCCTCAGATTTTTGCAGGCTGTCAAGGATAATATCCTCAACTGTCTTTGCCATTGCATTATATTTTCCAATTAACGTTGCATACGCTTTGCTTGCAGGGTGCTCTGTCTTGACAGTAAAACCATTGCCGTTTGTTGCTTCGATGATTGCACCCTCTGCTTTTATCTTTTTCTGATACTCGCTCAGCAGATTTTCCATGTACTCCAGCTGATCTAACAGCTTTATGCCTAGTTCTCTCTTGGCTGGTTCGCAGCTATCCACAGCTTTTCGCAACTCGCTCAAATTCTTCTTGATTTTTGCCATTATCAGATTATACCCCCTTATGCGATTTTATGAGCCGTAAAAAATGACCTTTGCCCCCTCGGTATCTTAGGGAAAATTTCATTCCAAATTTGAGGGGGGCATAGGCATACCAGATGCGTCAAATTCACATTTTGTTAATTTTTTAGGCGATTTTTGGCAGAAATGGCCCTCGAAATTATCGTGACATTTTTTGCATACAAATTCAAGATTGGCATGGTTCAATGATATCTCAGGGTCACGAATGTTCGCTGGTGTCAACAATGTTCGGTGATGAACGATATATCCAGCACGTTCGTGACATTCTTCGCAAAGACCGCCGTCGATTAATATGCGTTTGTCAATGTAGGATTGGCGACACTTCTTCCATGCCGCCGAGCGGTAAAAAGAATATGCGAAGTCTTTCATAGCACCGCCCCCATAAAATAAAAATGCCACACGTGGGACACATTGTTAAGAGGTGTGTGTGGCTGATTGGTATCGGTGTCAACATCATTGCAGTATCGACCGATATATCCGCCATAGCTAATGCCATAGCGGAAGTCAGGAGATCTAAAACAAAAGAAGTAAAAAACATGGAGCAGGTTAAGTGATGGCGCACCGCCCCTGCACATTGCCTGAGGGCTAGCCACTCAGGCGTAAAAATAAGGTTGGCTTTTACTGAGGAGATAACCAACTGACCTTTTGCCCTATCGGGCTATTATACAGTATAGCAGATTAATAACTGCATTTCACTGCATTTCACTGCACTCTTTTGGAACAACGATATGCTTCAGGGCTTCGCCGTGAATTTTGTAAATCGTTCGTTCTGAGTAGTTCATATAGTCAGTGATCCCCATTATGTATTCACCGTTTTCTTTGTTGAATTTTCCCACCCATCGCTGATAAAAAAGATACCGCCTTTCAAGGACTTCTCGCTGGTCTGCGTCTGCTACTGCGTCAATGGACTTTTCAATTTGCAGACGTTTGTCAATCAATATCAGCGCCAGTTCCTGCTGTCTGCGTTCATATTCTGCTATGCGTTCAATGGTGCTTGACATCTTGTCGCCATTGCAACTGCCATGACTAGCACCTGTATTTTCGTATGAAATGCCAGCATATTCTAGTTGTGACCGCAGTTTCTTGACTTTGTTTTCGATGATTTTTACACGCCGTTCGATTTTATAGGCGTTTTGCAAATATTCTTTTGCTGTCATTTCAACCGCCTTTCTGCACCCTGTCGGTCATTTCCGTTGATATCAGTTCCGACAGGTCAATGCCGTATGTCTCTTTCAGATAGCTGGCGTTATTATCGTTATCGAATTCAGCCGTGTCCATGATGTCAAACGTGCTATTCACTGCGTCGATGAATGCACGCAAGCGTTTGCCTTTCCAGCCGTACCACTTGTCTAGCGTCCACAAAACAGTCGCCATTATCTGTTCAGTGATATCCTGCATTATCTCACCCTGCAGTTCACTATATCTTTTCTGCATTTCCTTTGCGACCTCTTTTTTGATGTCGCTTTGTTTGACGATGTTCGTTCGTGCTTTCATGGTGCAACACCAGCTTCAAAAAATTCAGGGGTGTCGAAAACATTTCCGACAATTTCGCACATATAAAAATCGCTAGGGTATATGTTTGATGTGTCGCTTTCTCCGAAAAAACCGGTCTCAGGGTCAAATTTAATTTCAAAAACCTTTTTGTCAATATGTTTTGAAATATTTCTGTCGCACAGGCAGAGATCCCCCTCAAAAATCTTATTGCCGTTCACGTCGGTAAGACCTGTGTACTGACCGATTGTCTCAGGGTCAATTTCGGCTGTATATAATGCACTTGCATAATCGGGAATGATATAGTCTTTTTCTTTCCCTGTCCAACCATAGCGGCAGGGATAGCCTTGAACCCATTCACCATTGTCGGTGCGTTTGCCCCTGAATAATATTTCACGCATTGTCTTCATCGCTCCTTTTCTCCCACGCATTGCATTTGTCATTTCTGCTCACTACGAGAAATTTGATCTTTGCGACATCGCTTCGTTTTGCACAAAAAGTATATAGTACCTTGTCATGCAGAGGACCGAAACCTATTGCATATTTGCAGTTTGAACAGGTTTTATCCATTGCTTTCACCGTCCATTCTTGCTCCACAAAGTGGACAATAAATCGGGAACGTATCGCCGCATATTTCTTCTAAATCGCTTGCATAATATTCTGTTTTACATTCACTACATCTTGTACAGCCGTTTTCATACATTAATTCTGTGCTTTCCCACTTTCCGTGCCTTGCTTCCTGCACGTCTGCGGCAGGTTGTTCGTTGATTATATCAGCGATACTGCTGTTATCACCCAGAATGCCTGTTATGCCCTTTTCGTATATCGGCATACACGCCGCTGATAGTTCGTTAATCAGATTGTCTGCGTCAATGTATCTTGCCATTGTTATACCTCCAAATCATCAAATGTCAGCTGGTTAAAATCTTCACCTAGCCACCAGCGAAAAACGTCTTGACCTGTTTGCCATGACATTTTAGCAGCTTTTCCAAGCTGCTTTCTACGTTCTAGCATTCTATCGAATGCCGCTATATAGTTTTGTTTATATTTGGGATATCGTTCAAATTCAACGTATCTATGTTTTCCAGCCATAGGACAGCCAATGCAACCTATACGACTAAAACCGCATTCATACAGCGGATTTGATTTGCACCCATAGTAACGCAAAAAATCCCACACATCATCATCAGACCAATCAACTATAGGGTTTACCATGGTTTTCGTAGTACGATAGCAGTGTTCAACCAACCTACGATTTTTGTGGTTATCATCATTAAAAATGATTCCGCCCTGATACGTTTGTTGATACTCTATGCCTATTTCATCAGCAGTTTTCATTGTAGTTTTCGGCTTGCCGATAATTTTTATAACATCAGCCGTTTCTTTGCGGCGCTGACTTTCAGACCACCTAACGCCAGTAACAACAACACGTCCTGTCCCGCCACGTTCCTTTAATTCGCTGCAGCAGTATCTTGCAAGGCGTGTCGGAGGTATAAGCTTTTTAACAATCAAATTCCACATTGTAACATGATTGCCGTTCTTGTCATACGCTTTGTCTATTTTTACATCTGGCTGAGATTGAACATATCTAACAGTTTCGGGTGCATCAACTGTTGTCAAATTATGTACAGCATCATATTTAACGCCTGCGAGTTGTGCCAAAATTTTGATACAGTCACTATCTTTTCCACCGCTATATGCTAGATAATATCCGTCCGCAGGTTCAAACGCTTTCAGACGTTCGATAGCCTTTTGTTCTTTTGCACTATCCATATAGCCTCCTAAAAAGTTACAGTCACATTCAACACTGCCGCCGCTATCCAGTAGACGGCTTTCTTGTAGTCTTTTTGTGCGGCATATACAACTGCCGCTCCTGCGTCCAGCAGAATCAGCAGCAGTGGGAATATGTATTCGGGTTTTATTTTTGTCATGCTATTCCTCCTCACTTCCCCATTGTTCAGCCATTGCTTGTGCTATGCCTGGAAATGTTTTGAATTTTGTCTTGCTGTCACGAAAGGGCATTCCGCAGTTTGTGCGTGCAGTGCCGTCCGCCTTTTTGCTACCGCCTGACACCCATGAACATATGGGTGTAACAATATTTGTCGGTATCAATTTAGGCAGATTTTTCAACCACAAACACGTTTTTTTACTGTATGGGTGTCCGTATTCATATGGCTGTATAGTCTGCGTATATTTCGGCAACCGATATACTCCAGACGGAATTGGATTTTCAACAGCTATTTTTTCAACAGGGGCATGAAAAAATTTTAGGAAAAATTCTTTTGCGTCTTGCCCCTTATTAAATCTTTCAAGGTCAACATAACTTTTCCCGTTCACTTTTTTGTACAGACGTGCTGCCCCTGCGTTGCTAAGATATGTACACGGCGGATGAGCTATCAGCAAATCCCATGTTTCAACAGTATGCTGCTTGCCGTCACAGGTGAAGAAATCGGTATTGCCGTTGATAACGGTCAGAACATTGCCTAATATATGCCATTCAGGGTGACCGCCTGAACACATCTGAATATCGCAGCTGTATGCTTCGTGACCTTTTGCACGAAACGCCTTGCAGACCTCTTGTGATTCTTCGCACGCTATTAACACCTTCATGTTATCTCTCCTTCTAGTAGTTTTGTCCTATACTGCAAAACCACTCAAAAAACGCCCGCAACGGAATTGTTCCATAGTAAACAACAAACTGCACAGGCTCCAGTATTATGCACCCTATCATGTACAGTACGCATAACACCTTGCGTTTCTTGTCCGTAAGCTTTCTTATTCCTTTTATGATTTCCTGCATACGACACCAAACCCACATCATTTCACTTGGAGAAATCAAATCTTCTCTCCAATATCCGTCATATAAATGCCACATGTTATCCCTCCTCAAACTCAGGACACTCCGTCACAGTGTATGAATGAATTATACCGCCCTTTTGTGCCTTATACATTCTGTGCTGATGTGTTTTCCAACCGACAACAGGCTGTCTGTCTATCGACCAACTGCACCCTGTTATTTGTTCACCTGTCAGCTTGTCGCTCTTTGGCACTGCGTGCTTGCAGTACCAGCAGAGTGTTGTAGCAGCACTGCATTTTACAGCTTCTATCTTGTCCTTGAAGACTTCGCAAATAGGGTGCTGATAGTTGACTACCCTCGGGCAAAATCCCTGCCTCGTGCCATACCTGCACAGCCCGTATTTTCCGTTCTTCCTACCGCAGTTATCAGGTGACTTCTCAAAATATTTGCAGCTTGTGCAAAATTTGTTGTTACCCATGTCATTCGTCCTCCTCATACGGACCTAGCCCCGACAGCACATCAAACATATGCTTGATAAATTCTATCAGCTCTTCACGGCTTTTCTTTTCAAATTCCGCATAAGGTCTGATGAATTTTTCCATTTCACGCATAACACGTACACTGTCATTGAATGCCGCTATCACGTTTTCGTTAGGTTCGCTCTGCTTTATCTGCTTGTCCAGTTTCTGTGTCAAGGCGCTCTTGGCTTTTGCTGCCTGCTCTGCAGGAATGTTGTTCAGTGTGGCGGTTTTGTACAGATAGTACATAGCCAGCCAGTATATTTCATCAAAAATGTTGCTATCGTTTGGTAGCTCTTCACCACGATATGCCAGCTTGTCGATTTCTGACCTTTCCATGTTTTTTCACTCCTCTTTTTTTGATTTTAAAATGGCGGTAAATCTTCGCCCTCAGCCGTGTCAACATCTTTGAAACAGCCATAGGTCCTGCCCCATTCTGTATTGTTACAGCCGATACGTTTACAAATCTGGCTGTAGGCGACCTTGATGTTGTCTGCCACGTTGCCTGTCAATCGGTTTTTTACAATGGCGATTTTGCTTTGAAAATCGTCCTTGTCATCGTCATTGTTTTTGCTATATGTTAAAACTAAATCGACCCTGTTTGTGATGTCGCCCGAACCGCTGACGCTATCTGCATTCAGTTCAATGCCGTCTGCGGTTTTGCGTGGGTGCGCTATCAATATGATAGCAACGTTATATTTGACCGCTATGTATTTCACAGCATTTACAAAATCAGACTGCGCCCGATACAGTTCTTTGCTGAGGTCAACGTCCAGTGCCGTCATAAGGTTGTCAATCAATATTAGTTTGACATTAAATCTGCGGATAGCCGTTTCAATTGTACCTAGCAATGATATCTTGCCGTCACGCTTGGCATTGTCGCCGTCAAGTTTGATTTCAGCCGTCACAGCCGTGTTGTCGAAGATGTACGCCCTATCATCATACCAGCGGTTGATTTTGTCGACTACATCATCAGGTATGTCATATGTTTCATCACCATATTCGTTGACCGAACGTATAACATTTTGCTTTCCTGCAATCTGCAAATCTAACCAGCGTTTGAAATGATAGTCAGGCAATTCACCCGAATAAACGAAAATCGAATATGGATTGCCGTCTAGGTCTGATTGGTCTAGTGCATTTGCAATTATCTGTGACGCCAGCGTTGATTTACCTTCACCACGCTTGCCTGTGATAACCACCACCTGCCCCATATAGATACCGCCGATATATCGGTCAACATCGTATATGCCTGTTTTGATATGTTCCTGCTTATCCAGATTTACCGCCTTGACCTGCGATAGTTTCTTGACAGCCGTAACAGGTATTTCTTCAGCATTGTTCACGGCATCGCATATCGCTTTACAGCCGTATTTCTGTAGGATTGCATTTGCGTCCTTTTCGCCCAAATAGTCTTGCACCCTGACAACTTTTAATTTCTTATGCGGAAATGATGTTGTAAATTGGTCAACCAGTGTTATGTGGCCGTGTTCATGGTCTCCAAAAATCACAATTTCGTCGAAACTGTCAACAAAATCATAGCAGAACGGCACCCATGTTTTATTGCTCTGGCCGCCTGGCACTGATACCGCATTATTTATCTGACAATCTGCCACCGACAGACTATCTATCTGCCCCTCTGTGACTATCAGCCTATCATGCTTTTCCGTGCATCGGTTCATGCCGAACAGTATCGGTTTTGTGTTCTTTTCAAACCACTCTTTTTGATTGTCTCTGCCCTTGACAAAATCTGTCTTGCGGTATTTGACCGATGTCAGTACGTTATTTTCATCAAAAAATGGAAACATCAACAAATTGTCACGTTTATCGCCAACAGTGATGTTGTATTTCCGTGTGGTAATTTCTGAAATTCCCCTCGACCGCAGGTATTCAACCGCCTTGTCACGGGTGACTATCTTTACAGGTGGTAACGTGCGGTATTTCTTTTTCTGCTCGTCGTCAAATTCCAGTGGATAGTTGAAATCTCTTGCAAGCTGTACGAAATGACCTGTCATGCCACAACTGCTTCGGAAACACTTGAACGCTCCTGTATCGAGATTTACAGAAAATGTATCTTTGTCATGACCGCCCCCATTGCAGTACGGACAGTATTTGAAATACAGTTCACGTCCCTTGCGGTGCGTTTCTGCATTCAGCGCCACAGCCAGACCGACCACATCATCATCACGCATTGTATATCCCATGTTTTTTCACCTCGCTCAAAAATCTGTCCTGCCTGGATTGTCCGTCCGTCTGCCATTTGTGTGCGCTGCGGGAGCAGCATATATTTCTTTATCTTTGTTATACTTTGTTGCTTTCTTTTCATTGGTGCCCTTAGCCTGCCCACAGCCTGCCCCTTGCCTGCCCTTAGCCTGCCCGACACTCTGCCGCTTGTCTTGATATTTGTCATAGCAAACCACGGTATAAACGCTATATCGTGGATATTTTGAGACTGCCACTTCCCCTGTCTCAATTAGATGTTTTATTGCTGTCCTTACGCTTTTTATTGACAGACCCGTGTTTTTGGCAATGCTTGGATAACTTGTGGCTATCTGCCCACGCTGAATTGTGATGTTTTCAAAATCATGCGGTTCATAATTTGCCTGCAAAATCAGATATAAAAACACTACCAATGTGTTCGGTTCACGAAACCAACGCCATGCGCATATTTTTCGTTCTAGTGTTATAAAACCATTTTCTAGCATTTAATCACCGTCCAATTTTTGAAGATAATCTCGCAAAGCGTAGTATAGTATCGCCTTTATCAGTGTGCCGCTCTCCTGCTTTCGGCACGCTATGATCGTGATGTTATATCGTGCCTGCCATGAACAGAACGTTGCCAGTAGTGCCTTCGGTGGCATTTTACTGCGATAGTTGTGTAGTAGGATATTTTCCCATAATCTATCGTCTTCGACCATTAAAAACACTTTTGCATGGTCTTCAACCGACCGCTTGAATTCACGGTCAAAACGCTCTCGCCCCTTCGTGAAATTGCCCACGATTTCGTCCAAATTTGCCTTGCGCTCAATAACAACGCTCTGAGCAAGGCTTACAGGCTCGTTACTAGGCTTTACGGCTTCACAGGTATAATCACCATAGTTTAACTTGCGCTGCGTATATGGCGTTTCTGTGGCTTTCAGAGCTTTTTCAATATGCCCCCACTTTTGCTCCCGGCTATCCACGATAACCGAGAACGTTTTAAGTGTGGCGTCAATGTCTATCGGGTGCATCAGAATGGTACTGCGTCATCGCCTACGTTGATTTCGACGAAATCTGACAGATTAGCATTCGGGTCAAAACTATCATTGCTGGCTGTTGACGGCTTGCTTTTCAACTCTTCACGTTTTGGAATTGTGAAATTGCCACTGCGTATATCATTTGCAGGCACAAAACGCTTGCACTGCGTAAACCAGCCTTTCTTACCGTCCTTTTCCCATTCTTTCTCGTTGAAGAGGGCGCCAACAAGTTTACCTTTCAGGACGTTCTCGTCCCAATCTCTTTCACAGTCGATATGTAGATTGGCATTTGAATTTTCAAACGCCTGTATCTGCGATTTGAAATAACCCAGCGACTTCTTGAACTTTGCGTCGTCGCCTGTGTTATGCGGTATGCTCAGGCGCATTGAACCCTTCCACTTCTTGTTCTCCCACTCGTCAGGTGTAGCCTTATACAGCTTGTCAAAAAAGCCCTTGAATTCGCCCTCTGCGATGTCAAACTGAATCGCTAGTCTGCTACCCCAGTCAGTGGGCTCAACCTTGACATTGAGAATTTTCAGCACATATCCGCCTGGCTGGAGCTTTGGCAGCTCTGAAAAACTTGTTGCTTCTACCTGTTTGTAACCTGTAATTCCTATCATTTACTTTTCCTCGCTTTCTATATTGTTTGGAACTAAATTCCAATACTCTCTGATTTTGGTGTCAACGAATTTTAAATCATTTTCGATTTCATCTTCAAACATATCTTCGGGTGATTTCGCAGTTGAAATTCCCCTAGATTGTGTGATGAAATAGTGATGATTTTCGTCAGCCGTGCAAAAAAGCACGATTGAAAACAGTCCTTCGACTGTCAGCTGATTATCCAGCATTTTGCCGATAGTTTTTGCTTTATACTTGCCCCCGTCGGTTAGTTCGACGTGGTGCAGAAAATACACGATAACGTCTGATGGCAGGTCATTTATAACGAATTCTATCAGCCGTTCAAAACTGACCGCCATATCGGTAAATTTCCCGTACCCTAGTTCTTTCGCCTTGTCGAAGCTGTCAAATGCCATTAGGTACTGGCTATCATCAATGGCAAATGCCTTTGATTTCGACTGAAACATAGCCGCCTTTATCACATCATAACGGCTCTTGCCTTTGTTTGCTTTTACAAGTTTTGCCACCGAAAGTGTCGCAAGACCATTGTTTTTGAACGGCAACGGCTTGCCAGCGACATTAAAAATGCTTATCTCGCCTGGCTTAAAATTCTTGAGGGAACGGCTCTTGCCGCTGCCACTTTCACCCTCAATTAAAACAGGTAGTCCCATGTTTTATTTCTCCTCTTTGATTTCTAGTGGACACTGAACGCCCACGAACGTGTCTGGTAAAAATACGATTTCGTCGGTCAGATTGCACCGACCAGAACGGCGGCTGAAAAATCTGCAGTACTTGCAGGCGGCGTATGTCACGCCTTTGCTGTCGACAGGGAATGCGGTTTCAACTACCGCATAACCCCTGACATATTTCTGAACGCCGTTGTCAAAACTAGCACTCATGATAGGTTCAGATCCTCCTCTTCATATTCAACCCCTGCCAGTTCGGCAAGGTCATAGATTGAAATATCGTCATTCTGGTTGATTTCTTCAATCAGGATTTCACGGAAACAGTCCTTGCAGTAGTCCTTTCCCTCATAGCAGAAAACATTTTCGCTTGCAAGATCTAGCTGTTCTCTGCATTTGTCGCATTCGACCACAGTATAATTACGGTCTCTGCCACAGCATCTGCACCCGTCAGGGCAGCCGACGCAATCATTAGCCGTGTAACGCATTTAAACTGCCCCCTTATAGCTGAAAAATGCGATATTTCTGTACATGAAATACGATTCAGTTCCGTTTTCCAACACCTCAGCACCGACCTCTTTTGCTACAGCATGAATGTCAGGCGGAAATATCTGAACACCCGATATTGCTCCGTCAAACGTCCACACGTCGCCTATCATCATAGGGTAAACGCCTTCGGTAACAGTGCCATACTCTTGCGTTTCTTTCATTTTTAGCTCCATGACCGCCATGTCAACCATAGCGTCAAGCCTTTCTTTTACTGTCATGTTTTCGACCTCTCCTCTCTAGTATCGCTGGCTCTGCCAGTTTAAAATCTCTGCAGGGGTAACGCCTGCTACTCTCCAAACACCCTTTCAGGTGCTTGCAATCCAAGCATGAATAGCTAGTCACTCTGTTCACCTCTCAGCCTCCTGATGTTGTCCTTGAACGCTTCAATATATCCTGTCAGGAATTCGTTTGGATAATCATCAAGGGCTATTTTCGCCATTTCCTCTATTCCTTCTTGACAAATGTCAAGCAGTGTGCTATCATCAAGGTGTGTTGAACTGGTATCTTTTGATACCTCCGAGCTTGTGCCTGTTGCCGCAGGTGCAGGCTCATTTTTCATGTATTCGATAATACAATTTAGAAAATTAGTAGCACATTTCTCATCATCCTCAAGTGGGCACGATTTACAGTCGGAATCTGTACAAGATTTAGCCACATTTATGATATCTTCTTTTGTTAGTTTCTTATCCATTCTCAATCTCCTCCCACTCAAATCTACCTTTGCCACTGTTACGCCACTGACCGATACCTCTCAGCCTGCCGTAGTCTAGCCACTCTCTTACGGCTGTTTCCATATCGTCTTTCAAAATCTGGATTGTGAATTCGACTGTCGCCCCTGCAGGAACTGTCTCAGAATGTGCCAGTGCAACACGTTCGCCCTGCGGTGTGCTTGCTCTGAGTGGCCTCTGGCATTCGCCCATACCACCCTTGAATTCGTATGGGATTTTTCTTTCCTCAACGAAAACCAGTCCGTCGATTTCTTTCTTGTACGCCTTGATTTTTGAACTAGCCGTGCCTGATACCTTTTTCAAAACACCGCAAGCGTCCTTGAAAAATCCCTTGACCTGATAATCCCATAGAAATGGTGTGCCGTCTTCCAGTGTCGGGAATACCGTCATAGATTTTTCGACCACTTCCGCTACACCAAGTGCGGCTATCTCTTCCTCACGGCTCTTTGCGTCGGGTGCTTTTGACGCTATGTACTCGTCGTGGATTGTGGTTGTTGCGTTTGCCGTTCCCAAAATCTCTTCGGTGAACGTCAACTTTACTTTGATTTTTTTCATGCTCATGTCTTTTGACCTCCGTTAAACGTTAAATTTATTTTTTTCTTGCTTTTCGACGCCATACTGTGCCGAACTACGCCTTTGCTAGTCACTGCAGTTCCTTTGCTAATCACTGCTATGCCCTTGCGTCGCTATGCTTCTCAATGCCTTTGCTAATCAATGCTATTCTATTCCTTTGCTATGCTTGTCGCCGTATCACTTTTGCCTTGCCATAGCGTGTCAATTCTATGCCAGGCCATTGCATTTCCTCGAATTGCATTTCCTTTGCATGGCACCGCCAATCTGCGCCCTGTTATGCCCTAGCCTTTCGTTGCGTGTCAAAACCTAGCTTCACCATTGCTGACTAAACCTGGCTCTGCCTTTGCTTACCTAAACGGTGCTGTGCATACCTAGCCCTAGCTCCTCACCTCACAGCTTGCCGTTGCTTAGCTGTTCAAATCAACACCTTCGCATTTCGTAGCCGTTCACAGGTTCGCTTTGCCGTAGCCAATGCTATTCATAGCAAATCCGTTGCATTGCGAATCTAAACTCTGCCATCGCTGTTTTCGTCACGGCTATCATCATCATCGCAGCTACTACGTTCATGTTCCCATTTGTGCTGGTCTATAATGCATGCTATGAACAGTATCACGGCATAGAAAGCTGTCAGTATCACGATCGTTGCGCCTATCATGCAGGCTATAAACATGCCCTCCGACACTTTACCACTTGCCTTTCGTCTGTATTTCGACCTTGACAACAGGCTTTGAAGCTTCCTTGATTGCCTGCTCCAGCTCCTCACGGATTGCGGTTTCGGCTGTCTCCTTGATGTTTCGATATAGTCCGTAGACCGCCAGTGCGAATAGCGCCACACATAACGCTATTGCAGCCACGAATCTGACAATCTCCAGTGTTGCTATCATGCTGGTCATTTTCTTATACTCCTTTCCTTGCAATACTCCGCAAAGATTTCTTCGGGGTTCGCCCCGATTATCCTGCAGTATGTTACTATTTGTTCGGCATTCATGGTGCCGAACTGCCGTTCCCACCTGCTCACGGCTGTCTGTGCCATGTTCAGCCGTTTTGCGATTTTTGCCTGCGTAATATCGTTGTCGGCTCTGATAGACCTCAGCCTTTTGGATATCACGTCATTGGCGGTCATTTTCTTTGCAGGCATTGTTTTCACCTCCCATTATTCTGCATGAACATCACGGGTAAGATAGTCCAGCGTAACGTTCAGCCATTTGGCTATCTGCAAAAGTACCGACGCTGGCATATCGTTTTTATCCTGCCATTTGGACCATGTTCTGCGGTCTATTTCGATAGTCTTCGCAAGGTCCTGCTGGGTGAGATGTCTGCGTCTCAGTTCACCATTGATGTTGTCAAATATCGTTGTCTTTTCAGCCATTTGTTACACCTCCGTTTTCATTTTGAATTCTCGTACTCGTTCTGAGTACATTATCATTATATACTCATTTTGGGCATTTGTCAACCCCAAATTGGGTACAAATATGTACAAATTTGAGATTATATTTTTGTACAAAATACTCATTTTGAAAATAATGTGCCCTATTTTCATTGACAAATTCCCATAATGGGTATATAATATATAGTAGGAGGTGATAAGAATGTTTGACAACCGCCTGAAAAAGCTGAGAATGGCGAAAAACCTCACGCAAGAGGAAGTTGCAAAAGCCTTAGGCTTGCCGAAAACAACCTACTGCAACTACGAACGTGATGAGAGAGAGCCGTCAGCAATGACACTTTTGAAGATCTCAGCATACTTTGGCGTGTCCCTCGATTATCTTTGCGGAAACGAGAACAAAAAAAATTCCCCGCCACCGCAAAGCGACGAGGAAGCCAAGATTATCGACGCATTAAAGGTTCTTGAAGATAGCGAAATCAAAGACCTTGACAAATATGTCGATTTTCTCCTATTCAAGAGAGGGCTGCTTTAAGCAGCTCTTTTCTTTTTCTGCTCTTATTTTTTCCCACAATTCGGGGTGCTGTAGTATGTAAATCTTGTGGGCTAGTTTTTTTTCAAATTCTGTTCGTTCTTCTTTCGTCATTATTTTCTCCTCCTATGATTTACAAAAACATATGTTCGATAAGCCTATTATATATCATGTAATCACGGCTGTCAATACCCCTTTTATGTACTGTCCGAAAAATCGGACTAAAATAAAAACACGTCAAAAAGTATTGCAAAATATGCGTTAAAATGCTATAATATACATGAAACACACATATATAGGCTATGTGTAAATCATAGCATTTTTATGGCATAAAATGCAAGCATGTTTATAATGTCGAACATTATTTGTTGAAACTGAACAAATCGTCAAGTCCACATTTTAGCGATTTAGCCAATAAAACAGCCGTTGAAATGCGTGGGTCAACGTTATAGTGTTCTATCTGGTCAATTTCAGAAAAACTAACGCCTGAAATTTCGGATAGCTGGCGCAGTGTCAGACGTTGTGTGCGACGTATATCACGCAGATGTGTTTCGTATATCATATATATCACCTCTGTGGCTAGTATGTCCACAGAAGCCGTGATTATCAGAAGAGGGGTAGAAAACATGGGATTACGTTTTAGAAAATCAATCAAAATTGGCAACGGTGCGAAATTGAACATCAATAAAAAATCTGTCGGTTTTAGTGTCGGTGGAAAGGGCGCACGATACAGTGTCAACAGCTCAGGGCGGCGCACAAAGTCTGTCGGTATACCAGGCACAGGGCTGTCATATGTATCAACATCGGGTGGCAGAAAGTCGTCAAGCCGTAGTTCTCACGGCCGTAAAGCAAGTAGCACGTCAAAGGGCGGTTGCCTACTGGTGATAATCATTTTCTGTGCTATATCGGTTATAGTCTATGGAATAGCGCACCTATTCGGCTATAGGCGACCGACAAAGGTTGAATGGACTAATGACAACTATTCTATCGCACTGAATGACTATAATCGTGATTATAGCCACATAATCTATTTGCGAATCACAGGTGAAACCGACGCAGAGGACGTTGATTCGAAAGATATAAAAATTGAAATCAGCAATCCTGACGTTTGTCAGTTAGAATATGATGATAGCGGTGCATATGTCACCTATGACGTGAAACCCCTGAAAGACGGCTTTGCAGACGTGACCGCCACATATGACGGTGTGACATCTGACCCTATAACGATAACGGTTGACATGGGTGAAAAAGTCACCACTACCACCACGACAACAACTACTACCACCGCAGAGCTTGAGACCACCACCGAAGCACCCCCTGCAACAACTACCGCACAGGATTCAGCCGAAACGATAGTATATATCACGGCTTCGGGCGACAAGTATCACAACAAATCATGTAGATACTATGATGATACCTGCACGCCAATGAACCTACAGGACGCACAAAATGCAGGCTATAAGCCTTGCAAGGTGTGTGGCGGATAAAACATACCGCAATACAAAAAGCCCCCACAGAGCGACCTGTGAGGGCGTGCACAACCAAACCTAGCAAGAGATGATACTATAGTAGGAAGTACCCTATTATTTTATCATAAATCATAAATATTGTCAAGATAGTAGGAGGAATTTAACATGGCAATAGCAAAAAGACTGCCGAGCGGAAGTTATCGTGTGAGAGTGTACGATAAAAACACCGGTAAATACAAATCTTTCACGGCCGAAACGAAAAAAGCCGCCGAGCTTGCGGCGGCGGAATGGCTGATAAAATGTCAGGACGAAGAAAACCAGCAAATAACATTCCAGACCGCAGCTGAAGAATATATCAAAATAAAAACGCCTGTGCTATCACCCACCACGATACACGGCTATCAGACTATCCTGCGCAACAATGTTGACAGGCTGAAAGATATTCCGATTGACGAGGTTACGCCGCAGCTAGTGCAGGACTGGGTAAACGGTTTGACCGTTGATAAATCGCCGAAAACTGTTCATAACATCTATGGTTTTTTTACAGCTGTTATGTCATACTATGACGTGAATATACGGCTAGGAAAAATTCGTTTGCCGTCCAAAACGAAAAAATTTAAAATTCTGCCTGATGTTGAAACCGTAGTGGACCTGTTCCGTGGGTCAGATATAGAAATTCCTGTGTTGTTGGCTGTATGGGGCGGTATGCGTATGTCGGAAATACTGGGTATCCGTCGCAAGGACCTATGTGGTGATGTGTTGACACTGTCGCAGGTGCGTGTCACAGTTGGCAAGGAAATAATTGACAAAGAGCAGGCTAAGACCTACAACAGTCGCCGACAGCTACGGCTAGGGCAGCCGATAGTAAATCTAATAGACAGCCTAAACTTGCAACCCGATGATTATGTTGTGACCTACACCCGAAAACAGGTGTACGGCCGTTTCGTCAAAACAATGCGATCGGCAGGCTATCAGATCACATTTCACGATCTACGCCACATAAACGCCAGCGTTATGGCGAAACTAAATATCCCTGATGTATACGCTATGGAACGTGGTGGTTGGAGTAACACCAGCACATTGAAATCGGTATATCAGCAAACGTTTGATACAGACCGCCAGCGTATTGACCAAACCATTGATGACTATTTTCAGGACATATATGACACGAAATATGACATGAAAAATGTAAAACAGCGTAAAAACGTAGTTTGAATAACTTTTGCCGTGGGTTCAAGTCCCGTCACCTCGACCAGTCACTCGCCGTGACGGGCATTGTCCGTCATGGCTTTTTTATTATCAGAACTTAACGCCGCAGGGGGAGTTTTTGTATTACCTAAACAAGTAGGGTTATGCTTTGAGAAACCGAAAAGCGTAACCTTTTTATTTTGGTCGAAACGCAGGCTTGAACCCACTGTTCAACGTCCCGTCACCTCGACCAGTCACTCGCCGTGACGGGCATTGTCCGTCATGGCTTTTTTATTATCAGAACTTAACGCCGCAGGGGAAGTTTTTGTATTAACTAAACAAGTAGGGTTATGCTTTGAGGAACAGAAAAGCGTAACTCTTTTTTGTATGCTCCACATAGCAAAAGTGCCTTATGACTAGCATTAAGGCACTTTATCGATTCAATCTTTCCCCAACCTCTCCGAAATCTCCAGCACAAGCTTCTGATCATTCTCAGAAAGTTTCGATACGCTGTCCACGATCTTCTGTGTGAGAGCAGGATTTTTGCTGCCATCGTCGAAAAACTGCTGATGATAAAGATATAGAGCAGATATAACAAACCATGCTTGAACGTGTCGAAAGTATCGAGCCTAGAATAAGAGATTATGCAGAAGAATGGCATATCAACATATTCAGACAAAAAGATCTCCGTTGGAGATATAAGAAAAACTCAGCTTATCACTACATATGGTGTTGGCGCTATAGTTGACTTTAAGAACGATACTGTTGTTATCGCTTCTACAGACGATTGGGACTATTCCCCTAATGACGCTGGTGAGGTAGAAAATCGAAAAAAATTCAGCTTTTTTAAGGAACTTCATCAGCTTTTTGGCTTCTTCTTTTGTGATATGAGTTGTTACATCTTTAGATATCTCGCCGTCTTTATCCAACAGCTTTATGCTGTTGCTAAGCGTTTGTAGATATCCGCACCACATTGCATACAGCGCTCTGATTTTCACTTGTCCTACTTCTTCTTTCCCAAAAAACAAATCAAACAGAATATCCACCACGTCTTTTACAAGAATGAATATCACCGCCGCCTCCTGTCTCCCAAGAGAGCGGCGGTATCTACACCACGCTACTTTTCAGTAAGATATTCATTTCTGTCAAACAACTGCTCAATTGAAAGATTTTTAAACCTCGGAATGTTGTATCCAAACGGCGAGTTGAGAGCCTTTACAAAGTCTTTCGTATAGCCGTGATTTTTTAAAAGATCGTCCTCATACTTTATTTTCTCTTCTTGCTTTGTGTCATCTTCCCTTTTCGTGATGCAGCGCTGCATAACATAATGATAAATGGAGAAGTAAGAATCCACTGTACGAATATCTCCTATGTATTCTTTCAGTTCACGAACTACAGTAAGATGAGCAATACAGTTGCGGTATTTTCTAGTCATGTTGCTGTCTGCATTATTGATATCAACTTCAACGCACTTGCGCAGCCGCTTGTTCTTTTTCAAGAACAAATTCGGCGACTCATCACGATCATCACAAAGTTCACAAAGCGTCTGTGAAAGTATCCTGTAGTCATTTTTCAAGTTCTTTGAAGCCAACTCAGGAATTATCTCCTTATACAGCCCAAAATCACGTTCAAGGCAGTGTATCGCAATAACATACCTTGCATTGACATTCACAAGATTTTTCACCAGCAGATACATGACCGTAAGATAAAGCCCGATAACAGCCTTTGCCCTCTCCTTAGCCACGTTTTCTCTGCCCTTTGCCTGCTGTTTCACATTTTTGAAATCATCAAATCTGATGTTCTTTATCATTCTCGCAAGCTCACTGCGCTTTGCTTCCAAAGAACTGTTCATGTCAGGAAATTCCACACAACTCTTGTAATAACGCTCTATCTGCGTGTCAGGGATACCCCCAAGAACAAACATGACAACTTTCTCATTCTCAGCCACTTCTCTTATCTTCTGAGCGTTCGCATACTTGATAAGGTATACAAACCGAGAGGACTCGATAACATTGTTTGTTATGAAATTTCTCAGACCATGTATGCCCTTGCCTTTTTCTTTAAGTTTTAAAATCTCGCTTATCCTATCGTCCGTGATCTTGTCGTCTATACCGAGTATAGTCAGTGCGTCACGGAACATTGTAAGCTTCGCCGAAGCCGCAGGCTTTCTCATGGAAGCAATGTTCTTTACGATAAAAAGCTCGTTGGTTATCCTCTGGCTGTCATTGAACAGCTTGTAGCCCGCCGTAAGCTCACACTCAACATTAACAGCAGAGCTTTTCATTATCTTCAAAAACTCCTTGATGTTATCAAACTTGCTGATAAGCGTTGTAAGAAGATCGTTTATCTCCTTGCCGTCAAGAAAATATGTGAGCATATATATCATTTTGGAGAAATACAAAAGGTCAGACGCATTCTTCTTTTCACTGTCAAGAATTTTCTCATCAAAATCCATGTCAGCCTTGCCAAGCTCCTTGATAACGTCACCGTTCATGTGGTCGGCGATATTTTCAAAATCATTCCTGAATTTGCCCCAAAGCTTTGCCGCTTCATCAGCATATAGCCCCTCTTTTTCATCATCGGTCATTGAAAAACGCAGTTTACGCACAAGAGCTTCGCCTGCGGCAATGTCATTTCTGTAGTAGTTGCAGAAAAGCAGAAAATCCATAAGCTTGTACATCTTTGAGCGCACAGAGTCATATTGCTTGTCCTTAAATCTGAAGCCGTATTCCTCCAGCATTTTCTCACGAAGCTTTTTGATAGAAAAGCCGAGATTTTTCTGAGATTTAAGCACAATGAAATCATAATAAAGGCGTATGATATCATCAGCCTCATAGCCTTTCATCATATCAATAAGCAAGCTGATATTGACCTTGTTGCCCTGGATAAAGTCCTTGTTTATGGACTTTAAACGCTCCTCAACAAGATAGTCAAGAGTATCTCTGTATTCGGGATCAATATTGTTAATAAAACTGTAAAGGTCAAATCTTTTTGCACCCGATTTATCATGAAAAACACACTGTCTTATCTGCCCCACAATTGCAAGCATATGATAAACACGCTTTTTGTATGCTTCCGAAACTCTATTATCTTTCGTCTTTGGCTCTTCAAGACCGAAATAGCCAAGGCGCTTAGTTTTCAGCAGGACATTGAACTTGCTAAGGCTTTTTCTGACATTCGCTTTCTTATCATCAGATAAACTGCTGTTATCAGGGTCGATAAAAACATCATAAGTATTATTTGTGGAAAGATACCCAATAAAATCGTCATGACTTTCTGAACCCTTTACACCGAGCATATTATTCAGCGCATAAACGATATTCGTTACATACACCGCAAGTATCTTTTCGATATCCAGAATGTTGTAAATAAGCTGGATATGTATATTATCATCAAAAGTTTTGCCGAAAAAGCGCTTTTCAAGCTCTGATTTAAGCCCCAGCATATCCCCTCTTACAGGCGAGCTTTCACCGCTTCTGTGAGTAGGGTTTGAAGTGTTTATTTCCACTCCGCTCTCAAAGCCATGCTTGCTGGAAAAAGCATTTACAAAAATACCGGACAACACAAATCTGATTCTTCATTCAGACCAAGGCTGGCAGTATCAACACAAGCACTATCAGAAAATGCTCAAAGAGAAAGGCATCAGGCAGAGTATGTCCCGAAAGGGGAATTGTCTTGACAATGCCTGTGCCGAGAATTTCTTCGGCTTGCTGAAAACAGAGCTTCTCTATTTGCAGGAATTTCATTCCATCGAGCATTTTATTCAAGAGCTTCATGAATACATAGAATGGTACAACAACAAACGCATCAAGCTTAATGGTCTATCTCCTATAGATTTCAGACAGGAAGCTGCATAACAAAAGCGACCAAGATTCCTCTTAGTCGCATTGCATAATTTTTCTTTTGAATCTTTGTCTAACTTTTTGGGATCAGTTCAATCACTCCTAATAAATTTTATTGTTGAGTAAGATTATAATTTAGTGAATGTGTTAGTGTTCAAGCTGTCTTTCTTAGCATTTACAGCTATACCTAAGGTAGCCTGATTTTCATATAATTTTACTCCCAAATTTGCTGGTGGGGATTGTATTAAGTCCCTTAGAGCAAATACGTGACCTGATGGCATCTTGCCAATTCCTTTTTTTACCTTATCCCAAAGATTCGCATAAGTCCTTTCTTCTAAGGAAATATCTTTGCAATAGGTCGGAACATCAGGATAGCCATTCGCAGAGGCTAAGTGCTGAAGTTTTGACAATTCGTTAGAGTCAACCGAAAATTGTACTCTCATAATAAGTACCTCCAATATTATATTCAGGGGTCTGTTCAACCTCCTGAGAATATTATATCACTTTAAGCTATCTTTTCAAGTCTTTTTTTAAGAGTTTACACTTTTTTTACAATTAGAACTTATCAAAATCCGACTGCGTAGCGACTTTATTATAATTCCAATCATCATTGCTGCTCTCTGCATACATATCATTGACCATACCAATCGTGAGCAAGTCAAGGTCACGAATTGATATGCCAAGCTGTACGCATCTAAGTAGAAAAAGGCGTTGAAATGTTCGGCAAAATACTCTATCAGCGCCCCATACTAAAAGGCAATGAAAAGCCCAAGCCCAACGCTGTCAACGAGTTCATCTCCCCGCCTATCCAAGTCAAATACTATTTCAATAAGTTCGGCAAAGACGGCGTTATCCTGTCCCCAAGCGACTCGTTTGAAGAAATGAGAACGCTGTATGTCGAGGGGGCTGAGGCGTATAACCGAGAAGTTGAGATGTGA